GTAATGGAGGTACTTTTACCCTAGCTACTAATAGCGGAGGCACAGGAGGTGGTGGAGCTGCAGGTCCGAACGGCCCTGGAGCAAATGGAGGTTCCGCTTTCAGCACGTCCAACAATACTGGTGGTACTGGAGGCGGCGGAGGTGGTGGTGGAACGGCTGGAACGAACGATTCCGGTACTACTTCTGGAACTGATGGTGGACTCGGAGCTAATGGCTCTGGAACAGTATCCGGTACTAACGGAGTAGGAGCTACTACAAATACTGCTCCTGGTGGGACAGCGGGAAGCTCCTCTAGCTCATCCTCTGGAGGAGGTGGCGGTGGTGGATTTGCTGGTGGTGTAGGGGGTGCTGGTACCCCTGGCGGTGCAGGTGGTGCCGGTACAGAATGGGATGCGACACACGGATCTGGTGGAGGTGGAGGGGGTAACGGAAACGCAGATAGTGGATCGTCCACCCCTCCAGGCAATGGAGGTCTATACGGAGGCGGTGGAGCAGGAGGAGGCAATGCATCGTATACAGCCTTCGGCCACGGCGCTCAAGGTATTATTGTTATCACGTACACTCCGAGCGGTGGCGGAGGAGTAACTAAAAGCCTTGTAGGCCAATCTACTACCTCTACAGAAGGATCTATTTCCAGTGCCCTAGGATACTCTATAACTGGAGAAGCTATAGCCTCTACTGAAGGAACTATAGTTTTAGGAGTATCGCCCTCCATAGTCGGGCAATCAGTAGCTACTAGTATAGGCAGCATTGTCCCTTCGATCACTTATGGTGTTACGGGCCAAGGTTTAACCTCCTCAGAAGGCATAATTACCGCTAGTATAGGCGGCAACGTAACGATAAACCTTCTAGGACAAGGATTATCAAGTACTATAGGGATTATTAGCCCTAGCTTGAACACTAGTCTCGTAGGAATTCCCGTAACTTCCAGTCACGGCTCTCTATCTAGCACTATAGCCTACACCATAGTAGGTAGAAGCGTCTCTAGCACTGTAGGAACTATTTCAAATTCCATATCCTATAGCGTTAACGGCAGAAGAATAAATACTTCAATAGGACTAATTACACAATCCGGTGGCGATCAGCCTCAGCAAACCAAGATTTGGGAACAATATCTCGGATTCGGGTTCATCAGATTAGGCGGAAAAGTTTAATGGACAACCAAATAGTAGAAAAGAAGACTAAACAACACCTATTCCAGCCAGGCAGGTCCGGCAACCCGAACGGTCGCCCTAAAGGCTCTAAGAACAAGATTACCCTTATGAAGCTTCAGCTCGAAGGGGAACTTAGGACTCAGATTGGCCGGGATATGAAGGATATTGTGGCTAAGGGACTGGAGATGGCTAAGAATGGCGATAAAGATATGATTAAGCTTTTCGTTGACAAGTGCGTATCTACTGTTAAGGCAGGTGAGGATAATGATGCTGGTCAGGAGAAGATTCAGATAGTGATTGGTAGACTTCCAGAACGGGAGCCTGTAACAATAAACGGCGAAGCCGTAGAGGTTTAAAACGTATGAAAAGAGACTCTGGTTATGACGCAAAGGTCGGTAATACCGGCGGCGAGCGTAGTTCCCGCCAGAAGACTGGTGGGTGCTATGACGACACTCCTGGGCAGGTAGGCGGCAGCGTCAGCGCCGCGGTCTTGCTCGCTAATCCAAAGAAGCTTGATTCCATGGGCGGTTCAGAGTCCAGGGGTCGAGGAAACGAGAAGCGATAAATATGGCTACTAGTAAACTTTCACGTCAATTCGTTGACGTTTATAATAAGATCGCTACTGGTCACGCAGTAAGTGCTGGTACAGCTATCGCTACGTCTGCTCAGCAGACTTTGGCTGTGACTATTCCTGATGTAGCCCTAGACGGTACTTGGACAGTCCTGTCCGTGGTCCATTCTGGCTCGCTGGGTGGTGTTACAGCTGCGGCTGAGGTTACTGCTGCTGGTACAGTGACGGTCTATCTTCAGAACCTTAGTGGTGGTTCAGTTACCCCGGCTGCTCAGACTATTACCGTAATTGCCGGTCAGATTGATAAGAAGTACACCCAGCTCTAAGACAAGATGGAATTTAGTCTCCACGATGCTCAACTAGATATATTCGAAGATCCGGCGCGCTTCAAGGTAGTAGCCGCCGGTCGTCGATTCGGTAAGTCGCATCTTGCCGCAGTAGAGCTTATCGTACACGGACTATTAGAGAAGAACAAGGCCGGCTATGATATCAAGGATAAAGAGACGTACTACATAGCCCCTACCTTCGAGCAAGGTAAGAAGATCATGTGGCCTAAGCTAAAGGATTTAGCTAAGTACAAGAAAGATGGCGGAGTAATAGAGAGCACTATAGAAAATGTGGCAACTATCACGTTGGTCAACGGTAGACGTATATCTATACGTGGAGCCGATAGACCAGACACTCTACGTGGAGTTGGTCTGGGATATGTAGTCCTCGATGAATACGCTTTCATGAAACCTGATGTATGGTCAATGATTATCCGACCAGCTCTAGCAGACGTAGAAGGAGAAGCTCTATTCATAGGCACTCCGGACGGCAAGAATCATTTCTACGATCTGTGGAACTATGCGCACACTCACGAGCCCGTATGGAAAGCTTGGCAGTTCGAGAGTCTCAAGAATCCTGTACTGAACCCAGAAGAGATATATCAAGCTATTACTAGCTCGAATATGTCAGTAGCAGCCGCAAGACAAGAGTTTGGGGCCGCGTTTAACTCTGGTGGTGGAATTATACTCAAGGAAGAGAACTGGAAGTACATGGATGAACCTCAGGACGGAGATTATTATATAGCTATTGATCTAGCTGGATTTACTACGGAAGGGACTATTAAAAAAGGGGCTCTTAGCGTTAGGGACGATCACGCTATTGCAATAGTTAAGGTAGGCACTTACGGGTGGTGGGTTAGAGAGATCATATCCGGAAAATGGGATACTCGAGAGACCGCACTCCGAATTATTAAAGCGTATCAGGACGTACGGCCATACAAGCTGGGAATTGAAAAAGGATCTCTACGGAACGCAGTTATGCCTTATATCGAAGACCTCCAAAGACAATATAGTAGATATTTCCCTGTATGGGACTTAGATCCAGGTTCTAGGAAACAAGGCGGTAAAGAAGATAGGATTCGGTGGGCACTAGAAGGTCGTCTTGAAAAAGGTCGCCTTTTCTTGAACAAGAAAGAGGATATAGCTAATCTTTGGCAGAGGAAGCTGATTGAGCAAGGTAACGATTTCCCTAGCCCTCTCTCACACGACGATTCACTGGATGCTCTAGCCTATGTGGATCAGTTAGCCGACACCTTGTACGGATACGATATGGGTACTATTGATAACATTGACATTTTAGACAGTATAGTAGGCATCTAATAGACTATGACAATTAATTCAGATGTCACAAGTGATCCGCAAAATGTAGCCTCGGAGTCTTTAAAGACTAGAGCTACCGATGGTGATTTAGTATCGTGGATCATGTCTAGGGTGATTCGATGGAGAGTAACTCGTGATTCCAATTATTTCGACCTCTGGGACCAGTACTTCGCCTTATGGCGAGGCCAGTGGAACGCTAAACTCAAGATCAGAGAATCTGAGAGGTCCAAAATCATTACCCCCGCCACTCAGCAAGCAGTTGATGCTACAGTATCTGAGATGGTTGAAGCAACCTTCGGTAGAGGGGAATGGTTCGATATCCTAGAGGACCCTGGTCAACCTCCTCAGATTACTCAGCAAGACGAGCAGATGAGGGACTATCTCTTAGCTGATTTTGCTAGAGATAAAGTTCAGCACGCCATCATCGAAACTTACCTCAACGGGGCTATTTACGGTACCGGTATTGCCAAGAGGATTGTAGAGAAGAAGAAGCTCTCTTCGTACGAGTTGAACAGCTATGGGGCCATGCAAGAGAGTTCAGAAGACTATACTTGCATCTACTGGCAAGCTATTCCTCCATACAATTTCGTAGTAGATACAGCCGCTCTAACGATTCACGATGCTTTGGGGTGTGCTCATGAAACCATTAGACCCATCTCTGAAATCGAGAACAAGCAAAGGTCGGGAGAATACTATAACGTCCCTATCGGATCTGCGTCGGGGTATGCTACAGGCATCATTGCCCGAGGACCAAAAGGCGAGAATCTTGAAGTCAATATCCTTGATGGAACGTATATCACAGAGTACCACGGACAAGTCCCGGCTAAATACTTCAACGACTCCGAAGGGAAACGAGGAGAACCCCAAATAAGCCCAATGTCCGAGTACGAGCTTCAAGACTCGGATAAGATGCCAATGGATGAGCCGGATGAGATGATAGAAGCTATAGTGGTTATAGCTAACGGAAACGCTCTACTCAAGAAAGAGCGTAACCCGTTTCCTGGTGGAGATCGCGGATTCGTGGCTTACCAGCACGATAGAGTCCCGAACAGGTTTTGGGGCCGAGGCGTCGTAGAAAAAGCTTATAATGCCCAGTTGGCTCTAGACGCCGAAATACGCGCTAGAATAGACGCCATGGCTCTTATGACCTATCCGATGGTAGGCTTTGATGCTTCTCGTTTGCCTAGAAACTTGAACTTCCAAGTTCGCCCAGGTAAATCCTGGCTTACTAATGGTGATCCTGAGCAAATCATTCGCCCTATTGAGTT